TTTAATCGCAATAACTCTACAAAATTAGTGTCATTAGTATCTGTTAATGATTTTTTTGTAAGAATTAATGTAATTTTTAATCTATCTGCACCAGGTGATGCATAATTTGAAAATCCTTTTGCATTATCAAATAAAGATTCGTCTTCTTTTGCATTAATTAAAGATTCATTAATTTGCAATCCAACTCTATATGATGGGGTATTTGTATAAAAATCTAAGAGAATTGTTTGAGGTAAAACATTTACAAAATATCCCCTTATAAAATAAACACCTCCACCAATAGATGCAGATGACCCTATTGTAGTTGCATTAGAATTAATAGATGAAGCAAATGGAGTTCCAGAATTTATTGTTGTATTACCATATACTACATTTTTATTAGAAGACAACAATTCACTATCTTGAAATTGTGCGAATTGAGAATTATTATCAGACTCTAAATATTTTACATATAAAGTTATATATTCTACATCATCACTTTCTGTTGGTAAAATTACTTTTTGAATTTTAGCAGTAACTCCAGAAACTTGACCTGTTATTGTTTCTCCAACAAATTCGTCAATATATAATGATACATCAATTCCAAATTGTGTAGTATTTACTTTTACCGCATAAAATTGGCCATCATATGAAATATTTCCTGGAATGACAACCGATCCCTCTTTAAATATGTGAGTTCCAAAATTTTCTACCTGATTTTGGAGAATCGACTGCAAAGTCGTCAGTTCTCTAGTTTGGACATGATATCCTGGTTTAAATAAAACCTTTAGAAAGTTTTTTGACGAATCAAAATCATCATAATATGGATTAATATTTAAATTTGTTTTTTGCGACATTTTTCTTTAGAATTCCAGAATAATTTTGATGTCTTCTTTTTGCCTAGAGTCTCTCGTTATAAGAGAACGATTATCAATGTAAACAACATCTCCTGTATTCTTATTTATCTCAGGATTAGCAAGTCCATCTGTGAAAGTAACCCCCAAATTAATTTCTTTGGATCCAATTGTAGTTGTAATTCCTCCAAAACTTGTATCAACTGATGCTGTAAAAGTTCCATCGGAAATTGTACTTGATGAAGATTCGAAACTAATAATATTGGCCTTACTAGTTACATCATTTCTGTCAGTTTGATCTAAAGTATTGCCAAAGTTTAAAGATCTATCTTGATAATATTTCAATACTTTAGTCTCGTCATTATATGATGCTACATATCCTCTTGCAGTACCACTTGAAGTAGACTGCTCGATTTTACCCCCAATAGTGGGACTATCACTAAAATCTGATGTTAATTTAACTGCTCCTAATGATGAATATTCACTTGCACTATAAAGAACCGCAGAATCATATTTTTCTGGATTTTTTATAATTCCAACCTGAGCAAATTTAGTATCTGTTGGAAAATCTCTTGTAGAATCATCAAATCTAGAATATGTAAGAACTTTATCCGATCCCAATTCTTCATATACATTGTATCCATGACCTCTTGATGGAGGTATAATTGGAATCAGTTTTGCCGGATTGGAAATAGTATCTGTTAATGCATGACCAAAATCAACAATTCCAAATGTATATCCACTACCACCAGAAACAACAGTTGTTTTAGTAATAGTTCCAGATGTATCAACTTCTATATTTACTTTTGCTCCGGATCCATCACCTTTAATATCATAAGTGCCTTCAGTATATACACCACTTCCTCCATTCTCAATATACACATATTTTATTTGATTGCTATTATTAATAGAATCTCCAGAATCTCTTACAGATTGAATTTGGGAATTGGTTGAAGATGACCAATCACTCGGAAGAACAATATATTCAGTAGAATCAAATTTAATAATATCACTTGGAGATATAGTAAACAAATACTTCCAAAGATATCCATCTCCACTTATCCCCGCGGCAGATACTTCTAAATCTGTAAATGTTGGTTCATCCTGAGATGTATTGCCATTCAGATTTGATGTTCCTCCAATATCACCATGAGATCCATTATAGATGCATATGTAAACTTTAAAATCACTATTGACAACATAATAATTACTGTCATAAAGTCTTGCACTTTGAGAAATTGGAGCTAAATTTTCAATACTGTAATCATGACGATACATTTCATAACGAACATTTGTGGTCCAATTAATTTTTCTTACAACTCTTCTAATATTCGAACTATTTAATTTTTTGCCAAATAGTGCAGTATTTTTATAATGACTTAAGTACTGTTGATTATCAATAGGACTTGGGGGGCTTGATGGAACATCTCCCCATGTTGAAGTCCTACCAAATCCTACAGGAATAGATGTTGTTCCGGGATTTGAAAGTCCTAAGAATATATAATAACTATTATTCTCATTCAACACAGACTCTATAAAATTATTAGCATTAGCAATTCTAAATTGATCTGTTATTATAGCAGACATATTACGCAGTTTTTTAAATATTTATATCAATAAAATTGAGATATTGATTATTACCCCTGTATCGTTTCCGGAAGTGCTCCAGTAATCCTAAGACCTTCACCTCTTCTCTGAATTGTTGGAAATGTTGATAATCCAACATCTACAGTTTTTCCAGTAACACTAATAGAAATTGGAGTAGATGATCTTGTAATTGATGTAAATAATCCCCAAGAAAATTCACCAACATAATCTCCACTTGTAGAAAGACCTATTATATCGGTTCCAGAATCAATATTGCAAGTAACGATACCAACATGATCACCAAAACGGGACAATTGATTAACATAGTAAATATTATCTAAGAAGGTAGTTCCAATACCAACTACAGCAGCATTTGAACTATTTACCGATGTAACACCAGATCCAATTACAGTATTTTTAACGAATATTGGATATCCAACCTCCAAATCATCTCCAAAATTTGATGTTCCTGTATTGAGGAACAATTTGAGTGCTAGTGGATGTCCACCAGATCCAGAAGTAGTTCCTATTCCTGTTATAATTCCAGAAAATCCTTTACTAAATTCGATTTTACTGAGATTTTCAATATTCGAATCTGGGAGAGGTGTAATTATTTTAGGTTCAATGGTATAACCAAATCCAGGATCAGTAATTGTAGTTCCAGTAACTACTCCGTTTGTAATAGTTGCTGTTGCCGTAGCAGTTGTTCCCACACCTACATTTTGTGGATCATCAATCTGTGATGGATTTTGGAATTTAATATTGAGAGTGGATCCAGTATATCCACTTCCACCATCTATAATTGTAAGACTAGAAACTGTTCCTCCAACACCAATAGATGCAGTAATATTAGCCGGTACAGGATCTGCTTTACCATCAATAATAATAGCACTCATAGTATATGCGGTGTCAGAATCAAGATCATAATCAAAATTACTTATATCATCAACAAAAATACTATTATCAGAATCTGTAATGTCCTTAATAATTTTGGCAGTTGGGTAAATTTGAGAAATTATAGACTGTCTTGTCTTATAAACAAAATCTCCATTAACTCTTCTATCAGTTTTTTGTTTTTCCCATGACATAGGTTTAAAATTAATTTGATCAACACCTTGATCAACATATAAACTAGTCTCAAATTTATCAGAAAAAGATATATCAAAAAGTGTTCTTTCACCTTGGGTGATAGTTTCCGGAATTGTGGGATTTTTATACACTCTAATATCATCACCTTTTTCCAGTGTTGGAATAACATTATTTACAAGTAAATCATCTTGACCTCTAGTTCCTCTATAAAAGAAAATATCAACTTGATCTTCAGGTTTTGGTGCGACACTAAATGAGAACGAAGTTCCACCCTCGAATTGATAAGAAGAACCAGGATCTTGAATAATTCCATTAATAATGACGATTAAAGTATTTTGAAGTTCTATTATAGAATTTTCAGGTTTTTCAAAACTCAATATTGAACCATTATAAAGAAGTGGAAATCTTATTCTTTCTCCATCTTGATAGTTTTTAACAGAATCGATATAATCAAGTTCTCCAAACTGCCAAGAAGCAAAATTATCACTGAAAGTCTCTAAAACTGTAAACTGATATTCTGAGATTGGAGATGCTAAATCTTTAGCAGTAACAAGTCCAACTGGTGTAAATACATCACCTTTTCTGAATGAATATCCAGATCTTTTTATTTTGAAGTCAGAGATCTCAAAATAAGTTGATCCAATACCAGTTGTGGAACTTGCACTAACATTGATATCTAATAATAATCCAACTCCAGAATCAGTCGTCTCCCCAACACCAATTCTAGAAATGCCTATAATTTCAAGATTTTCGTATATTGGTTCAGAAACAAATATTTCTGGATTATTATATCCAGTTCCTCCAGCATCAATATTAAATGATAATGTTCCACCAGCACCAACAGATGCTGTTATCGTAGCAACATCTCCAATATGATTATCTTCATAAACACTTATCCCAATCGATACTATCCCATTATATCCAGAACCATTATTATCAGTAGTTCCGAGTCCAACAGATACAATTGAACCCCCAGCACCAACGACAGCAGTTACTGCTGCACCAGCAAGAGGTGCGTAACCAAGTCCTCCAGTTGATCCCAAAGAAACAATAAGTCCTCCTCTAGGAATTTGATTTTGATTTATATCAGATTCACTAATAATGGTACTATTGGAGTCTGATGCATCTTCCCTAATACCACTGAATAATATTGATGTTATTCCTATGGGGGTTTCTTGTTCTATAATATTGAAATTTTTATTTGGATTATTTGCAGCAGATGGTGTTTGAAATATTCCGTTGATAAATACCAGTCCATTTCCCCCAATTGTTCCAATACCTGTAGTGTTTGCTCCACCTACAGTAAGTGTAAATGTTCTTCCAATTCCAGTAAACTCATCAGAAATATCATCAAAAATAGTATTTGTAGTATAGTCTTTTCTAAGAAATACTCTACCAGAAAAATCTGATGTTTGGAATACTAAATTATTACTTTCTCTTTCGACATTAGGATTACCTCTAGGTGCTTTTGTAAAGAAAATGCTGTCCCCTACAATATTATAAGATCCTTTATAAATTCTAGATAATGTTGAATCTGTGTGGGATGTTGAAGATGATCCAACAAACCCCCTCTCAACCTCAACCAAAGTTTCTGTTCCCAATCCAGAAATAGGTCCTATATTTGTCGTTCCCAATCCAACATTAACAACTTTCATATATTCATCACCAATTTTCAATATATCAAGAGGATATATGGTTGTAATACCACTTAAAGAGAAAGTAGTTGCGGATTTTGAAATACTTCCACCATTTCCAGATAAACTTTGTACAATTTTAGTGGCGGCAATTGGATATTGTGTGATATTATTAATATTAATGATAGATTTTTCATTTCTCTTTGCCATTACAAATTCATGAGCATTTCCTTCACCTACAGATGTAAATGTAACGGCCGATCCTGCTTTAGTTGTTGATATTGAAAAACTATTATCATTACTAACAATTGCAAAAACTTGTGAGGGAAGTTCTGAGATAGTAGAACCATTTTTATACATCATTGGAGTTGATCCAACACCAACAAAAGTAGATTTTGGTGTATAGATTAATTCTTCATTATTACTGAAGAAGTGATTATCAATTGAAAATAATCCAGTTGAAAGATTAACTATATCATTATTTGATGGATTAAATGATTTTGCGAAAATTGGAGTATTATTTGATCTTAAGATGAAATCTTCTTTATTAATTCTATCTCCATTAATTGCTAAGTATAAGTTGGTATTTAATGTTTCTATAGAATTCCCATATATTAGATTTGGTGCTTTATTGATAAAATCAACTTTAGTGTATAAGCACTCACTATAAGAATTAATTTTTATATCCCCGACAAAATTGGAATCTGGATAAAACTTAAGTAAAACATCATCCCCGGAATATTCTCCTCCAAAAGTTCCTATTCCTAGTGGAGTGGACTCTCCACTTGTACTTC